TGGGAAGACATCGATATGGCTTTGGCTGAACAGGGTAGAGCAGTGGTGGCGTTTGATGTCGCTAGTGTTGACACCATTAGTGCTAATACCAACGATGACTCTTTGGTTGCAGTGAGTGAACTAGGGTTGTCTCGTTATGAGCCAGTGGAAGAACCCGAAGAACCAATTAACGAAGATGAATTTATTTACAGCGAGGAAACACTATGAACAACTTAGCAAATAACGAAGTAATTACAAGAGGCGACTTAGGTGGCGTCACAACGTTTTTAATTAGACCAACAGGCGGTGACGTCGTAGCGCAAGTGAATATCGCGGGCGAATGGACGGATATGAAAACCTTCGCTGAGAATGACGCGGTTGATATTGTTATTAAGTCTGGTGTCCAGTGGCGTTTCACTATCCCAACTGGTTCATCGGTTTACTATTATATTTAGCGATGAAAGTCTTTAGGTGGATTTATAATAACATAATCGAGCGGGGGCAATATTGCACCGCTTGGTTTGACGGTTGGTTCGGTCGACAGTGGGGTTGTTCCTGCTGTAAAGACCACGACTGGTATTATATGAACCAAGACAAACACGACCTAACTAAATCTGAAGTGGACAGAGAGCTTTTCCGCTGCGTCCGCAAGCGCGGTGGTTTAGCTATGGCGTGCATAATGTGGTTAGGTAACAAAGTATTCAGTTGGTACTACTGGCGCAAGCTAAGTAAACGTTGAGTTAACCCGCCAGAACATGTAAAATTAAGAAAAACTATTTGAGTTAGCCCTATGTCAGACCATATTGAAAAAAGAATAGACCGTTTTGAGTCTAAGATGGATAAAAATTTTGAGAAGGTAACAGAAGTGCTAACTGAGTTAGCTCGCCATGACGAGCGTGTTGACGACTTAGAACGCCGCACAGCTAAGACTGAAGAAGATATAAGTGATTTATCTAGAATCGTCGCTGCTAATGAGCAAACAGCTAAGTCCGCTAACAAAATATTTTGGATTATACTAACTGGATTTGTATCTTTAGGGTTTTATTTCCTGAGAGGCTAATATGCTTAACTTACTTATAGGGCCAATAACTGAGTTAATTGGTGGGTTCTTCAAAAATAAAGTTGAAGAAAAGCAAGCTATGCACACAGCTAAAATGGAAGTCATTAAGCAGGGCGGCGATTGGGAAAAGTCTATGGCAGGAGCCTCTGCTAATTCATGGAAAGATGAGTTCTGGACTATCGTATTTTCTATCCCCCTAATCCTAGTATTCTATGGTGCTATGTTTGAACCTAATATAATCGAAAGAGTTAATGAGGCGTTTAAAGCGCTAGAATCCCTCCCTGATTGGTACCAATACCTATTATTTATGGCCGTCTCCGCTAGCTTCGGTATACGCGGTGCAGATAAGTTAATGCAGCTTAGGAAGAAATAATATGGAAGACTTAGTGGAAATGATAAAGGTGCACGAAGGTGTATCTCACCATGTGTACAAGTGTCCAGCGGGCTACGAAACTATAGGCGTAGGAAGAAATATTTCAGAATCTGGGCTAGGTCTAAGTGACGAAGAAATAGACTATTTATTGACAAACGACATCATGCGTTGTTATAAAGAACTCGGTACTTTTCAATGGTTTGTAGACTTAGACGAGAATAGACAGTTTGCAATGATTGACATGTGCTTTAATTTAGGGCTAACAAGATTACTTAAGTTCGAGAATATGTTAGCCGCACTCAACGTCAAAGATTGGGAAACAGCCGCCGAAGAAGCGTTAGACTCAAGATGGGCGCAGCAGGTAGGAAACCGAGCTGAAAAATTAGCTGACATTATTCGTACAGGAGTTATTGAGTAGTTCAGCATAAGCGAGAACTACTATGCACATAGAGGAACTACTAGAGTTTTGTACTACTGAGAAACAGCGTGAAATAGTCGAAACTAGAGCCAAACTAACCGCGGAAAAAACAGCCGAAAAACTAGGTGTTACAGTTAGGTATGTTTACCTAGTAATGCAAAGAGTGCGGAAAAATGCTGCTAAAAACGGCATAGACCCAGAAGCTAACCTAACCAAAAAGACAGCCCATGGCTTCGCTACTAAGCGAGTATCTACTAACTATGGGGCCGAAGGCGAAGTTAAACAACAGTGGCATATCCAAGAGCCAGATAAAGCTGCGAAACTTGAGGCGCTATTCGACGTCCTTGAGTCCTATGAATACAAGCCCGCACCAGAAATTAAGCCAAAAGAGCATCACGATGGTGACTTATGTACGCTGTACACACTGACAGATTTTCACTTAGGTATGTATGCCTATGGCAAAGAAACAGGTGATGACTGGGATATTTATACTGCCTTCGATGAAGCTGTGGCTGGTATGCAGTCTATGGCGATTGGCTCACCTGATTCCAAAGTAGGTATCCTAAACTTGCAGGGTGACTTCTTACACTGGGATGGACTAGATGCGGTGACGCCTACTTCTGGGCATGTCTTAGACGCGGACACACGTTTCTCTAAACTAATAGACTTTTCGCTCGATGTAATCATGGTATCAGTAGATATACTACTAAAGAAGCATGACCAAGTAAAAGTAGTGATATGTGAAGGCAACCATGACTTAGTTAGCTCGATGTGGCTTAGAAAAACTATTAAGAAAATCTACGCGAATAACCCTCGTATAGAAATAGACGATAGTGAAATACCATACTACGCGCATCTACATGGCAATATAATGATTGCTATGCACCACGGGCACAAAAAGAAAAACACACAACTTCCTTCGTTGTTTGCGTCTGAACCACGCTTTAGAAAGATGTGGGGGCAAGCTGATTATTGTTATATACACACAGGGCATTATCATCATGCAGAACAAGATATGGCGGAAAACGGCGGGGCTATCGTCGAAAGACACCCCACTCTCGCTGGTCGCGACGCTTATGCGGCACGTGGCGGGTATGTATCTTGGCGTAGCGCTCGTGCTATTACTTATCATGCTAGTCATGGGGAAATAATGCGAGTAACCGTTACACCGCAGTTCAGTTAGTATATAATTGAGGGTATTGCTAAAGTAGGAATATATTATGGCTAATATCTCAGTTAAAGGTTTTAACGGCATCTCACCTAAGACGCCACCTAGACAGTTGCAGGAGACTCAGGCGCAAGTAGCCGAGAACTGCGATGTCTTTCGTGGCACGCTGCGACCTATGAAGGGTCTAGGCACATCTGTCGCAACAGTGTCAGGTGCTTATCAGACTATTTATAAGTTCGGCCAAGACAGCACTGATGAAGGTGCAGGTTGGCTAGGTTGGGCTGGTGACGTTGATGTAGCTCGCGGGCAGATTGCTGGTGATACTGAGGAGTGGACATACTACACAGGTGATGGCGCGCCGAAAGCCATCCGAGCTGGTTCTACTAGCTCACCTATTCCTATGGGTATGCCGGGGCCTACTACTGAGCTAATCGCTACTGCGGGCACTGAGCCTGATAACGCCGATGAATTAGCCCAAGAGACTCGTGTGTATACTTATACCTATATTAATAAAGTCGGTGCTAGAGAAATCGAGTCCGCACCTGCACCCGCTGCGTTGAGTGTTGATGTCGTGCCGGGGCAACCTGTATCTTTAGCTGGCTTCGCTACTCCGCCGTCTGGGCAAACCGCTACACATGTTCGTGTTTATCGTTCTACGGCTGGCACCTATCTTTTTACTACTGAGCTTACTTTAGCTTCAGCGCTTAGTGGGTTTGATGATACTGTCGACCCAGAACTTTTGGCGGAGGAAATTCCTTCTTTATATTGGCTTGCACCACCTGATGGCTTATCTGGACTAGTTAACTTACCTAACGGTGTTATGGCTGGATTCGAAGGGCGTGATATTTTCTTTTGCGAGCCTTATGTCCCCCATGCTTGGCCTGATTTATATAGACAGTCGATTGACCACCCAGTAGTTGGGCTAGGTGTTATGGATACTACCTTAGCAGTGCTGACTAAAGGCACGCCGTATTTTATCCAAGGCTCACATCCTGACTCTATGGTCGTCATTAAGACAGATATGGAACAAGCATGTGTCTCTAAACGAAGTATTGTTAGTTTTAACAACGCTGTATTCTATGCCTCGCCAGACGGCTTAGTCATGCTAACTCCGGGTGGTTCACAAAATATAACACTAGGTTTGTTCACTCGTGACCAGTGGCAAGAGCAGATTAACCCTGAGTCTATCTACGGCTATCACCACGACAATAAATACATTGGTTTCTATGACAACGGAGAAGACACTGGCTCGTTTATATTTGATTTCGACGTTAAACAGTTTTCTTTGCACGACGTACATACTCCAGTGGCATACCAATCTTTGCGTAATGACAAACTATATGTGTCAGACTCTGGCAGCATAAAACCTTGGGGCGAAGGCGCTGATTTATCTTATGGCTGGACGTCTAAGGTATTTACTATGCCACGCCCATTAGGTATGTCATGTGCACAAGTAGAAGCGGAGTCGTATCCTGTTATTATCGATTTCTACGCTGACGGTACGCTTGTTCACTCGCATACTGTACAGAACCGTTTTCCTTTCCGCTTGCCACCAATAACCGCACGCGACTGGGAATTTGCATTGTCTGCTACTACTGAAATATTTTCTGTTGCTATCGGACAGTCTATGGAGGAATTAGCAAATGCCTAGAGGTAACTCACTCCCCACTATTACAAGTCCTATACCTCGTGACTTGCGGATGTATTTGGACCGCACTAGAGAGTTACTTCTAAGTGCGCAGGGTGTTAGTATACAGACCGCTGAAGACAAAGAAGCACTCAAAAAAGCGTTAAGTGAAGTAGGGGTGCTAAACAATAACGGCGAAGTCCAAGCAACGCAACTAAATTTACCTGCCAGTATACCACCAGCTCCAACTAACCTCAGTGCGGCAGGAGCTTTCGACAATATTATTTTGTCTTGGGGCCCCGTATCGTACCTTGGGCACGCTTTCACAGAGATATGGGCTACGGATATATATGATAGTATAGCGCCCCCTGATGATTTAACGCCGTATGAGGACTTGGATAACGCTGCTATAGTGGGTGTTACTACGGGGGGTGTTTTTTCGGACTATGTAGGTAACGGTAGAGCAAGAAACTATTGGGCTAGGCACGTGAATATTAACGACCGAGCTGGAGCGTTTAATGCGGTGCAGTCTGTTAATGCGTCTACTTCTCTTAACGTAGATTATTTGCTCGAAAACTTGTTCACGCCTACTAGTGTTGACTACGTAGTTAATATTGAATCTGTGAGTAACCCGCAAAACCTACCTACTTCCCCTAGTGATGGCGAGATATTATACGATACGTTACAGAGAAAATACTATTATTACTCTGGAGCTGAGTCGCAATGGAAAACACTATTAGACCCAGCTGTTCCGTTCTCCGTGCAGACTACCCCGATAACTGTTAATGGTGTGAATGTACCTGCTGGCGTTTATATCAAAGACGCTTTTATTGGCAACGGCTCTATATCCAACGCGAAAATAGGCAACGCGGCGATAGACGACGCTAAGATAGCGAACGCTGCTATTACCAGTGCCAAGATTGGCGACGCTGCTATTACCAGTGCCAAGATTCAAGACGCTGCTATAACGAATGCGCTAATACAGAATGCGGCGATAACTACCGCTAAGATTGGCGATGCTGCTATTACTTCGGCTAAGATTGGCGACGCCGAGATAACTACCGCTAAAATAGATGACGCGGCTATTACTTCGGCTAAGATTGGCGACGCCGAGATAACTACCGCTAAAATAGATGATGCAGCTATTACTTCTGCTAAGATTGGCGACGCCGAGATAACTACCGCTAAAATAGGTGACGCAGCTATTACGAACGCTAAGATTGGCACTGCGGCGGTAGACACCTTAGAGCTAGCTGGACAAGCGGTTACTATACCTACCAGTGCCTACCTTTCTGGTGACGTTAGCCTTGTTGGTCAAGATGTATGGCATGAAGTGCAGACTCTTACGTATACTTCCACGGGCAACCCCGTGCTTATTAACTTTGTGTGCGGGGCGGAGATTGACATTGCTTTTAGTGGCGACAGCACTGTAACGTTAGGACTGTACAGAGGGGCTACGTTGATTGAAGAGTTTGTTGGGTCTAAAGGAGTTGACAATTTTACAACTTCAGTTTCTGTTGCTTACTTGGACGAAGACACGAGTACAGGCAGTAGAACTTATACAGTAAAAGCCAAGCGCTTGGGTGGCGAAGGCGCTATTATAAGCAAACGTTCACTTACTACACTCGAGGTGAAACGATGAAAAATTATATCGTACATGACGAACAAGGTAACATCCTACGCTCAGGCACTTGTGTGGATACTGACTTTAATTTACAAGGCGAGTTTGTTATTGAGGGTATTTGCAGAGACGATGAGAACTATAAAGTCGTAGACGGGCAGTTGGTGCACACACCCAAGCAAGATTCCCCTGAAGAAGTGCAACAGAAAATCCGCAAGAAGCGTAATGCCATGCTTAAGGTATGTGACTTCACACAAATGCCAGACTACCCTGCCGCTAACAAAGCCGCATGGGCGACATACAGGCAAGAGTTACGAGATTTGCCTTCGCATTACCAGAATGAGACAGACTTTGCAAACGTAGTGTTCCCAACGCCACCGATTTAAGGCATAATATAGGCTATGAATACGTCTAAGCTATTATTGAACTCTCGTGATTATGTCGGTGACTGGGTTGCTAAGCAAACAGGGCAGACTAGCAGCTGCGGCGGGTGGGGTAGTTTCAACGCGTTTGGCATTGAAGTAAATGGCGCCATAGCCGCTGGAGTAGTTATTAATAATATAAACGGTGCAAACGCCACGGCTCATATTGCTATTAGTAGTACTACTAAGCTATTGCCTAAGCTAATAACCGTAGTATTCGACTATACGTTCAACCAGCTGGGTTTACTTCGTGTAACGGGCATGGTGCCTACAGACAAACCAGATGTAATTGCTTTTGATAAAAAGCTAGGTTTTGAAGAAGAATTTATAATGAAAGATGGCGCTCCGGGCGCTGATATGCAAATTTTAGTTATGTGGCATGATAAGTGTCGCTGGCGCCCTAATAGGAGTTAATCATGGGTTGGAAAAGTGTTGACGCACCTGACTATAGTGGTATGGAGGAAGTAGCAAGAGAACAACTCGCTTTTTCCAAACAACAATACGAAGAATTCGCACCGGTTGCCAAAGAGATTGCTGGCCTTCAAATGCAAGCCCAGCGACAACAAATGGAGCAAGCGGCTGATTATTACGATTATCAACAAGAGACATTTCGGCCTTTAGAGCAGGGCTTAGTTAAGAAAGCACAAGAGATGGATACCGAAGCGTATCGTCAAGAGATGGCTGCTGAAGCCAGTGCAGCATCTGCTAGAGCTTTCTCAACTTCCAATGCTATGAACCAACGCTCTATGGCAGCTCGTGGTGTTAACCCTAACTCTGGCGCGGCTCGTGGTACATCTACTGCTACTGGCTTACAACAAGCGGCGATGAGGGCGCAGTCTATGACAGGCGCTAGACAGTCTGCACGTGATAGAGCAGATGCCGCACAATACCAAGCTGCTGGTTTAGGTCGTGGCTTAGCTACTAACTCGCTAGCTGCTTACCAAGGTGCTACTGGGGCAGGTACTGCGGCTGGTAATATGGGCATGGCTGCTGGCAATCAATATCAAGCTGGTTTAGCAGGTGCTGCTAGCACATATGGTAGTATGACTGGTTCGCAAGCGGGGCTATACGGCCAAGCTATGAACGCCCAAGGCGAGTTCTTCGGTGCCGCAATCGGTGCAGGAGCTACTCTGGCTTCTGACCGCAGACTTAAGAAAAATATCAGTCGAGTAGGTATAGATGAGAATACTGGCCTTAACTTGTACCAGTTCAACTATATTGATGAGCTTAAAGACGACGGCACTTACATCGGCGTAATGGCGGATGAGGTTAAGGCTAAATACCCTGAAGCAGTTATCACAATGAGTAATGGTTTCGATGCTGTTAACTACGAAGACTTGGGTATTGAGATGATTAAAGTAGGAGAAGAATAATGGGTTGGGCTTCAGGTTTTCAAGCAGGGTCAGCGTTAGCTGAACGAATTATGGCCGCTCGTGAGAAGCAAGCGCGCAAAGAAGAACTAGAGAAGTTGCAACAGCAGCGAGGCGCACAGGCTGAAATGCAGAGCCAGCAAGCCGCGCAAGAACAAGCGGCGATGGCGCAAGGTGTGCCATTATCTTCAGCAGCTCCTCAGCAACCTCTACCGTTTGAAGCGCAAGGTTTAGCACCGGGTGGCATGTCACCTGTGCAACAACAACCAATCATGCCGGGTCAGCCACAGCAAGGACTACAGTTTCAACAAGCTGCGAGCGAACTACCCACTATGAGTGAAGCTGACTACTTACGTGCTCAAGCAGATATTTACTCTAGATTCGGCGACCCCCAAACAGCTGCACAGTTTATGACACAAGCTCAAGGTCTAGAACGCCAAGCTGTAATGGATGACCGCTACAATGCACAACAACGCTTAGAGCAAGAACGCTATGACGCCGAGCAATCGGTGTTGTCCGCTGAGCGCGAGAGAGCTACGAAACTCTTTAACCAAGAGCAGGAAGACCGTGAATTAGCTAAAGCCAAACAGAAACTAGAAAAAGATGGTATGCAAGCGTTGCGCGCTGCTATTTCCGAAGGTGCTGATTCTCAGACTATTATGCAACTTCAGACTGGTTATGACCTTGACCCTGACAAAGTAGCTGAGCAAGTTAAGTTGCAATCAGGTCTAAAAGCTACGGACATACAAAAAGAACAACGTCGTATCATCGAAATGACAAAAGGCGCTGACCTAACTAAGCTGTTAGATTTACATGCGAAAGACGAAGGCATATCTCCGGGCTACAGTTTCAATAAATCTGTAGATGACAAAGGCGTAGTCACGCTATCTACAGTAGGTCCTGACGGCAAACCTACGGGTTCAACTATGCAGTTTGGTTCTGAGATTGAGGCTACAAGATATTTAACACAGCTCGCGCAAGACCCCATGGTAGCTATGGAATCTGCATACAATAAAGTTGTTTCAGATCGCGCTGCTAAAGCTAAGCTATTGATGGACCAAGCTGAGCGAGCTATAGAAATAGCTAAAATAGATGCAGGTAAACGTGAAGCAGCTGTCAAAGAAATTGGTGACTTAGCAAACAACCCTCAGTTTATGGCGGCTTTGCCGGGCGAACAGCAGAAGATGATCCAAAACTTAGTGTATGGTCCACTAGGCCTAGATAGCGGCATAGGTAAACCTGATAGACCTGAAGATGGCACTGATACTGGAGCTGATACTAAACCCAAAGACCTTAGCATTGAAGGACTTAGTAACTACAACGCAAGTAAGGATGCTAAACTACAAGCCGAAAATGCTAACTACGAGAGTAGAGTTCAAGAGCTTATGGGGCGTTATTCTTTCTCTGAGTTACTAGGTTTGAACGCACGTGCAGGTTTGTTAAGCGCTACGGAAAAGCGGGCGCTAGCCGATGCCGTTGAAAGGGCAAGAGAAATACATAACGCTAACGCGCCTATTCCTTACGAAAACATGTACTAGGGAGTCTCCTTACCGATGCCAATTTTTACTATTGAAGACCTGCGTTCGCAGATGCCTGAGTTCGTCGAGAAAGGCGCTAACGACGAGCAACTTATCCTACAATATGCTTCAGAGATTGGCGAAGACCCGATGGAGCTCGCTGATTATTTCGGCGTAGAGACTGGTAGGGACCGCTCAGCTATAGGGGCAGGTTTAAGTGCTGGTTTAGACACCTTGCAAACTATTGGACTTGGTACTCTCGCAGCTGGTGCAGAAGCGTTCGGTGCGGAAGACACAGCTGATAGACTAATGTACCAAGCAGAGGGGCAACAAGCTCAAGCGTTCTTACAAGGCAAACCAGAGTACGAGCGTATAGAAGACCAAGAATCTATTGGTGACTTTGCAGGATACATCCCATACCAAATAGCGAAAGGGCTACCTATAATGGGTGGTATAGCTGCTACTGGCGCAATTACTGGTGGCGTTGGTGCTGCGGCTGGTTTAACGGCTAGAGCCGCTACTATGGCTGGCACAGGCTTAGCTTCATATGGCACAGGTGTTGGTTCTTTATATGGGTCTGCATACGACGCATACCGTGAAGATGGTCAGCGCCCAAATTTAGGCGAAGTTTTTGCTAAAGCGCTACCTTACGCCGCAGCTGAGATGGTTTTGCCTACAGCAGTTGCTGGCACGGTTACTAAAGCTGGACTAAGACCTACAGCGGCTACACGAAGTCAAGCAACCCTACAAGGTATAGGTGGCGGGTTCGCTACTGAAGCTATTACTGAGACGGCACAGACAGGGTTAGAAATCTCTATGAACCCGTACTTGTCTGAGGAAGAAAAATATTCTCAGCTTCTAAACGCAGCTGTTGCTGGTGGTTTATCTGGTGGTGCTATAGGCGGAACAGTCGGAGCTATTGCTGGCCCTACTGAAACTGATTTAGCTAAGAGTGATAAACCTGTCGTTGAGCAGGAAGTGGCTCCTGTAATTGCAGCTCCTACTGAGCAACAAGAGTTAGATTTAGGCCGACCTACTGTGCTAGAAACAGAAATGCAGGACGAATTAGGTACGCCTGATACTGGCTTACGTGAGCCTGTCATTACAACCCCTAAAGATGCGCCTACACAAGCTGACTTAGAAATTGATGATGTTGAGCAGTTGGACTTAGACTTTACTGGCAACGAACTAATAGATAACGAAGTAAGTAAAGAGTACGACGCCCTTAAGCAAAGTATTGCCGGCATTAAGCAACTGCCTGTAGGCCAACGCAAAATAGCGGAGCGTAAACTTGCGAAGGCAGAAGAAGATTTATTTGAAGCGCGTGAAGTCATCCAAGCTATAAAGTCTAGCCCATCTAAAAGTGGCAAAGGTAAAGCTAGGCAGAAAAGAGCGTTGCTTAACGCACAGAAAAAAGAAGCTCAAGCGCTTGAAGTACAACAAACAACTAAAGCCGCGCTTGATTCCTATGAGGCTGGAACTGCCGCGTCTGACCGCCGTAAGAAACTTCAAAGTGCGTTTAAGGCATATGGCCGTGTTGGCTTCGATAATATAAACCAAGAGCAGCAAGAGTTACTACGCGAAGTTTCTCCAACCATTGCTTCTCTTAACCCTAAGCCAGAGTCTACACTAGATGCGGTTGAGCAAATAGAAAACGAGGCTGTAGAGCAGTCTGATAAGAAAGCTGAAGTAGTCAAAGAAGAAGTAGAAGCATCCAAAGAAGTCGAAGACATGGATGTTAATGCTGACGAGGCGGCCCTTATAGCAGCTATGGAAAAACTAGATGCTCGTTACGGCTCTGAACAAGGCAAGGCTAGTGGTAAACTAAATCTAGATAAACGTGTAATACAAGGCGTCGTGCGTATGTTGCGCGATAATACAGTAGAGCCTAAAGCGCGTGTTACCGTGCCTAAGACTAATAAGACTGATACTGAAGCAACTGCACAAAATGCTGAGCAGATGGAGCTAATCTATGCTGCGGCGATGGATGTTGTTAGAGCTTCTAAAAAGTTATATGACGACGAGCAGAACGCTGTTAGGTCAGTTGACCCTGATAAGCCGGATTCTAGTGTGCAACTTAAAACAGCACGCCGTGCAATCAAAGGGCGTTTACAACTCAAAGATAAAGTTGAGACGTTTATCAAAGCTGCTGGTTCAGAGACAGACGCGGAAGCAATCATCGAAGCGTTTAAATCTCGTGCGGAACTAAATGACGCGCGTGCTAAAAAGTCTAACCCTGACAGATTCTTCGATATTGCTGAGAGCATTGGTCGGACTAAAATAGAATCAACACAAGGTCTAACCGAAGCCGTAGATACTTTATTATCTGTGCCATTTGCTGACTATAAGAATAACTTACTGGACGAAGCTGATGTAGTTGGTAGCCGTGCAACGCGCTACAACAAGAAGAAAGAAGCTAACCCAGCAGTTACTAAGAAGTTACGCGAATACAAGACTAAAGGTTACTTTAGAGATGCAGGTGGTAAGAAGTTACGTTTTAAAGGTTTTGAAGCTATCTTAGAAAGTATCACAGACGCAGGTAGCACAGATACGCTGTATGAAAAAACTATTGCTGGTGGTATAAAGCAAGCATTGCGTGCTATGAGAAAAGAAGGGATTAAAGAAGTTAAGGTTAAGTTCCTAGAAGATACTAAGGACGAATTCCCTAACTACAACCCTGTCACTCATACAATTACGATTAGCGAAAACGCTTCAAAAGAAGAAATCTTGCACGAAGGTCTTCACGCAGTAACTCAGTGGTGGGTAACTGCTAACCCTGATAGCGAGCAAGTATCTAACCTAAGCTCTGCGCTAGATGAAATATTCGACGCTGTAGACGATGGTGTGCTAGAAAATATCGACCTGCCTACTTGGCAAAAACAAGAGGCGTTAGACGTTATTCAGTTACTACGTAGATTACGTGACGAAGGCAAAGAAAACGCTGCGGTGCTAGAATTAGTGTCATACGGCTCTACTATGCACTCACTTAAGAAAGTAATTAAAGGCATTAACGCACTTGATTCTAAACCTGAAGTTGGAGCTTTCTATACGATTCTTGGTAGGTTGTGGGGTAGACTAATACAAGTAATCCGTGCAGCTATCGGTGCGCCTGAGTCAGTAGCGCAGTCTGTTGTTGATAACACTTTCTGGATTTTGGACAATGTAATCGCTGATGCTGACGTAGACTCGTTCAACCAAACAAGAAAGAGCGATAAGTTAAACTATGGTTACGACCCGCAGTCTGACGCAATGCCTACCACGCCAAGCGGCAACCAGAATGGTGACATTAACTTATCTAACTACAGTCGTAAGAACCGCAATAAAGTGCTTACTTTCCAAGCGTTTTTTGACCTCATCCACTGGGATAAAGGCGTTGAGTTCGTAGGTAGTAAGCTAACCGCGGTAGCAGATAAAATAAGAGAAGAGTATCCCGGTGCGCAACGTGTAATATCGTACTTCAACACGCAGTTTAACTCTAACGACAACGCAACTAGAAATATACGTGAGCTGAAACGCAATATTCAGATACCTCAGCAATCGGCTAACTATATTTCAGATAAACTTAAGTACGAAAGTAGTGAAAACGTCGTTGCTATATTGAAATATCTAGACGGTGATAAAGGCGCTATTGAGGGTATTAAAGACTATGCTAGATTAGAGGACATGGCATCCAAACTACGAGAGTATATAGACGAATTTATCAGCATACTGCCAGAAGAAGAGCAAGCGTTTTTCCAAGAAGGTAACTTTACTGACTCGCTACTATTCGTTCGTACATCTGCTGATGTCGCTAAGTCTGGATTGCGTGCGGATAGAATATCTTCATTAATAGGTAGACAATCTGATTCAGTTGACCTTGTAGATATTGAGAGTAACCCTGACCTATATAGATTTGAAGACGGTCGTATAGACTACAGCGGCAAGTTCTACAAAGTAGAAGTGCGCACTAACTTAGACTCGTATAGCGTATTCGTAGATGTTGATGTATATGACCAACTTAACGGTGAGCTACCAATTACTGATGGCATGTACAATACTGACCTAGATACAGAGTATCGTTTCTCTGGTAAAGTTAAAGACAAAGCCGTGTTCCGTGCTAACCGCAACTATAAGCAAGCAATGGACAAAGCCAAGGCTGAAGACTACGCCACGGCGATTGAGAACACTATCCATGCACTCGCGCACAATTATGCCACTCGTAACTTTGCGAAAGCCATGCTGACAGATGGGTATGACGCTGGGTACCTTCTTAATGATGAGGCATCGTTTGAGGCGTGGAAAATTACTACGAATGAAGAACGTGTAGCAGAGGGCAAAGAACGAGTTGATTACAAACTCATCAAAAGTGGTGACATTGAAGCTGCTAAACAAGGATTTACAGAGAAGTTCCGTGCGAACACCTATTGGGTAGAAGTACCTGCTGGGTATGGTGAGCTTAGTGGCAAAATTATTCACGGGCCAGTTTGGGCGCATATAACTGACTCAACTGACAGATCTGTGCCGTTTGAAGAAATCGCTGAAAT